TGATTTAGTTGTGTTTACACTCGTACTAGTTGTTGTTCCTGTAGTTGTTGTTGTATATCCTACACCAGTCGTAGCAGCTGCATCAACCTTTCCAGTAATTGTACTATTTGTAAAATCAATTTCTAATAGTTGATTACGAACTGGAACAATGTCATTTGAATCTGATAAAGCAGTAATACGAAGTTGTGTAGAAGTAACACCATCTACATCAGATACACTTGAAATTAATATACCATTAATTGTAACAATTCCATTCGTATAATCAACCGTACCAGCTGTTTCACTATAGTATGTTTTTGTTCCACTTACAATGGAATATATTCTTAAATTGCCTGAACCATCATCATCAAAGAAATACTCAGTAGAAGCACTACTAATATAAAATCCAGTAGAAGCAATAACAGCATTTTGATATCCACTAACTGGATTGTAAAATGCATTATTAAAATTAATTGTATATGATGTGGACTCTGTAGTTGTTGGAGTAAACAATTTAGCCATTGTTACAGTTGTTGTATTCATAAGAATAGAAGTATCTGTATCATCAATTAATCCTGTTAACTGTGAATGTCTAAATGGTGAATTAAAAGTATTTAAATTTGTAGTATTATAAGATGATAATGTTGTATCAACTAGTGCATTTAAATCAGTTATGCTTTTTGTTGTTGCAGTAGAATCATAACTATATGTAACACCTAATATTAAATAAGTTGTTTCTGGGTCAACCACCACAGGAGTAATAGATGCAACCTTATAAGGTTCAAAGTCTTTTACTAATTGGTCTTTTTGTGTAGTCGTTAAGTTTTCTCCAGTTGTACTTTTAATAGAGATAAAAACTTTTCCATATTCAGCAACTGAACTTACACCACTACTTGTATTATAACTTCCATCTTCTCCACCCCATACAGAAACAGCTTGTGTGTTTGCAAAAAGTTTTCTCGCATATAGTTTGTAATCTTCCGAAGTAACAGCACGACCTTGAGCTGCATAATCTAAAGGTGCGTTAAGTTTAATGGACTGAAGTGATTCTGCTTCTGCGCCACCAGATGCATTTCCAACAGTTGTAATAGTGATATCTGTAACAGTATCAATTGCAGAAGGTGATGAAAATGATGAAGCACCATTTGCTGCTGTCTTATTTGTAACTACGTAATTTAATGTAATAATATTACCATCTGACACAGCTTGACTTACGATACCATCTCCAAAATATACCTCAAATTTTCCTGCCTCAATTTCTTGTAAATAATATACAGTACTTGACCTAGACAATTGTGATATGTCTGTAGCTTTTGTATATGTTGTAGTAGTTGTATCAGAAGAAGAAGTTTGTACCTTTACTGTAAGAGTACTAGTATCGGCACGATTATCTGTTATAATAAATCTTTGGTCTACGTCAGAACTGTCCACAAGATATTTTGTCGTAACATATGTTCCCTCGTATATTTCTGTGCTATCAAAAGGAATAGCATTCCCTGTACTTGCTCCTGTAATATCTGATATAGTTACAAACTGATAACTTGTTCCATTTACCGTTGTAGTAAATGCAGTACCAGCACTCATAGTTGCAGTCGTTTTACTTGTACTTAAAGATATGTTAATTGTGGCTTTAGGTGCTTTGGGTGAAGATACTTCGTACCCTAACATTTTTGCATGAGATACAATACTTGAACGTAATGATGCACTATCTAAAAACATTTCATTTGCAACCATATTTGCATTAAATCCAAGATAGTGTGTATTATACGCAAGTGTATCTAGTAACACACTCATACCAGAACCTTCAAANNAAAAAAGTTTTAAGATTTGTTTTGATATCATCAAAATCTAATTCTGTGACGGAAAGTCTTTTATTATTAACTGCCATTAACGTAACCTCTCTAACATGACTGACATATCTACTAATTCTGTAGGTGCATTTACAACATAAAATTCTATAGCTACTTCATAAAGGTTTCTATCTAAATCTGGTTGAACACGAACTCCTACGAGTCTTGCTCTTGGTTCAAAATTATTGATAACATTTTCTATTTGTTTTGCAATAATTTGAGCTGTAATTGGTGTCATCAATTCAAATAACATTTCTCTTACACCACCAGCAATCTCTGGGTGAAAAGGTTTTTCATATGCGTTTAATAAAACAAGATTACGAATAGACCTTTTAACTGCTTGTATATCTGTTACTTTACTAATATCAGAGCCTACAGATTTTTTACCAAAAAATAAATCCAAGTCAGTATATTGTCTGACATTTCTGGTAATATCATTATTAGCTTGTGCATCTTTGTATGCAGACATATTAATAGACTCCTAGTTTGTATTATTTATACAAAAAGTATTGACCCTTCGTTTCCTTTATTACACAGCAGAGGTACTTAAAGCACCACCATTGGCAACAATAATTCTATATTCTGTACCATCTGGAGATGTTAGTATTACTCCTGTTGAATTTCCTGTTCCTACTTTTGCATCACCAGTAACAGTAACTCCTGTACTAGTAGTGGTAAATCTTTCAGTACCATTATGAAATATTTGCACAGCATTATTAACATTACATTCAATATACCTTTCACTACTATCCTCTCTTGCAAGTTTTATTACATCACCACGAATCCTTAAATCACCACCACTATTTTTCATAAAGGTATGAGAACCCCCATGCCATATCTCAAAATCTTTATTACTTCCAAATTCTAATCGAGTATTATCAAATAAAATTAAATCACTTGTAGAACTATCCCATCTCATATTAGTATTTGCACCTGTAAAAATTACATCTTCTTCAACTGTTGTTACTCCAGTAATACCAAGTGTGCCAGAAACTGAGGCATTTCCTGTTGTAGTTAAATTTCCTGTATGAGTAATATTACCTGTACCAGTAATATCTTTTGAATTTAAATTTAAGTTGCCTCCAAGTTGTGGCGATGTTTCGTCTGACAAACCACCAATACCACCACCACCAATAGTTGCTATTTGTTCTTGGATTCTACCAATGAATACTTTATAGTGTTCTGCTAACTTATCAAATGTTACAAACTTTTGGTCTAATGGAGCTAAAGCATCACTATCAGTTTTTGTCGCTATTTCAGTAAGAAGACCTTTATTCATATCGTGCATCTTCTCATCAAGTTCATCTAAATTCTGTCTATCTATTTTTCTCTGATAAGAAACTTCCTTAACCAAATCTTCATACTTGTCATACCAGTATTTTGCTAATTTATTTTCTTTTGCCTTTTTTATATTCTCATCTATAGAAGTAATATCTGTGCGTGGGGATAGCCCCAAACCGCCTTCAGAGATAGGGGTAGATTTGAAAGATTTATTTTGTTTTGGTTTAACTTGTTTAATGTATCTGGACATTACCAATTCCTAACTTATTTTTGATGCATTTTGAAGTGCTATTATATTCCAGCCAGTAGAACCATAAAGTAATTGCACATTGTCGTGTACATTGTTAAATCGTATTGATGTCCACCCCACAAGGTTATCTGGAGTGATGGTTGCATTACCACCATCTACCTTCATTACGAGTATTTTAATTTGTCCTTCTATACCATCTGCCAATGTATAAGCATCTGTACCAGTTGTTGTAATAAATGTAACTCCTGTTGTCAAACTAATTGCGCCTGGGCCAGAAATATTTTGCACACTTTTGTATAAATCTAAATGTGTTAAATTATCGTCCATTTCAGTATAGGTAAGTGCTGAACCTTTTGTTGACCTTTTAGTTAGTGTCATGTTGTTTCTCCTGTATCACTATAATATACTCCTACATAACTTTTAAATGTTTCACTTTCTGTGCCTGGATTAAATGACAAATATTCATCAGACACATAGTTAAATAAATTCTTTTCTGTATCAGTTAGTTCTTCTTCAAAAACATAACATTGTAGTTCTAGTGCAGTTTTGGCAGCACCACTTGCAGCTGCAATTTGAGATAACAATGTTGCGTAATCTGGTTTTGCCATTATCCACCTGCTATCACATTTGGTGAACCAGATGCAGATGCATTTGCAACCCAACTACCATGTCCGCCAGTTGCATCACCTTTTCTATGAACACCAATACCATTTACCTTTACTGTAGATGAGCCTTCAGTTGCTGGGTCACCACAATGGGTTTTGTCACCTATGCGAACAGTCTTTTTACCGTTAGTAAAAACATTAGCAGAACCTTCTGCATATGCAGTTTGATGAAATGGATTTGGTGTAGGACTTGCATGACCTATATGATTATCTGTATCTACTCTTGTAACTGCTGGCATAACATCTCCTAGTTCATATTAATTACACCAGCATCAATGTCTACTTCGGTTGAGGCATCTAAGTCTAGTGTACCTGTGATATTTGTTGTCTGGTTTGATTTATATGTTTCTGATACAGCTCCTGTAACTACCTCTGTCTTTGTTCCGTCTACTTGTATGTTCCAGTTTCCTTTGATGTAAGTATTACAGTTGGAGTCGATTGTAAGGTTTGCAGTTCCCTTGATGTTTACAAAGTCAGAGCCTGCAACCACTTCGTAGTTATCACCCACCACTCTCGTAGATTTATTTCCATCTTTGTCAATCTCGTAGAATGTTCCTTTAGTATGATACTCATGTATTCTTTCATTATCTGCTGTATCGTCAAACTCTTGTATGTGTCCGCTCTCAGTTTCGTAAACATGATTTTTTGGATAGGTGGCTGCATATGCAGAAGATGGCTCTGTCCATTTCGTATCTGCATTTGCAATTGGAACATCTTTTGTTACCCCATCATTTTTTGTAGTGACGACTTTGTGTGCTTTGTCGGTTTCATTTCGTGCAAGACGATTGACATCACTCTCTTTTGTAGAATGGTCTGAATGAGTTATTGTTGATGAGGGATATGTTCCGTTGGGGTCGTTGAAACCTTTTGTCTTATCTGCAACCTCTTGTGGATAGCCAGGAAGTGTACCCATGATAACTGGTTGTTGTTTTTCATTAGCATCTCTAAAGAAACCTACAACCCAAGTACCTTCAACTAAAAATGAAGGAGTTTGACCCATACCTTGCATAGAAGGATTTGTAACAGGGTGCATGACATGAGCCCACGGCAAATCTTCCGTAGGTATATCATTTTTATTCTCTGTATGAAATCCTAAACAACGGACTTTGACTCGTCCTAATTTTGATGGGTCGTTTCTGTCTTCAACCACGCCTGTGAACCAAACGAAACCGTCCAGCCCCATAAAATAATTCTGTGACATGCAATACTCCTTACAGAGTTATTTATACAGAATTAATGAAGGTCTGGGTCTCGCCCAAGTCCAGTTACCGTAGGGATTTCGTATTCCTCTATCGTAATGGCTGATGACATTCCAGCATATAATATATTCAGAGTTTCGTGTGCTTCGTCTTCGTCTAGACCATCATGTAGTATCACATTGCCTTGAACAATTCGATACTTTTTAATCATAGTCGTTTATTTAGTAATTTCTAGATTGTCTTGCACAATAAATTTACAATCAGCATTTATCTTTGCAATGTCTATATTTTCGGATTTGAAGTTATACCATATATTCCCTGCCACCATAATACGTTCCTCATCTGTTTCTTGTGCAGGCACACTATGACGTAATATAGAAGGGAATATAAACAAATCGCCTTTCTTAGGATAGATAGGCATTGTTATAAAGTTTTTATCTTTTGGGTGCATAACATTTTCAAAGAGTAACGGAGATGTATTTTCAGACACCTTGACATAGTAACAAAAACTCCAAACAAAAGGAAAATGATGATGCGATATTGTATGTTCACCCTTTGTATACAACGCACCCCAGCAATCAGCAATCTCTAATGGATACTTTGTCTTCATACCCTCTTGGCATAGATACAGAGCTGCGTTAGCAATTTTCCAAAAATAATCATTCTTTTGATGTGTTCGCCATTCTGTCATACTGGCTTTCACATTACTTGCGTGTTTTATTTCATCACCAGTCTTACGAATGTAGTACTCGATATGCTTAGTTGCTTTGACGAAACCGCCTGGGTCATCTTTCTTGTTCAATAAGTTTTCATATCGTATGGGCATCTCCGTCTTTACTTGATACCCACGCCAACCAAATTCACTCATGGTCTATCCATCAAATGCATCTAGACTATCCTCTATTCTTTTCTCATGCTTTACTGCGTTCTCTAATGCGAACACTCGTTTTTCCAGATAACTCTGTACAACATTCGCACTCGCCATGTAACCACCAAGTGCTTGACACTTTTCTAGCTCGTCTTTTAGAACATCTAACTTTACTTGATTACTCAGCATCAAACTCACATTCTAACCATTTACGGAAACTTCGTAATTCATAGAGCATCCACAGATGCATCACCAACGCAAACACTAAAAATATCAAAATCAACTCTAACATACTTCTCTCCAATTTCTCTCGACAACGAGTCGAGGTTTTTTACGACTTTCGATTATGGACATTCTCTTTCCAATCTCGGAAGGCCTTATCATACTTAAAGACTCTATAGACTTTATAGTAATACTCAAAACTACTCGGATACATCTCTCGGTTCGGTATCACGTCCTCTCCGAATATCTCATGCATCTCTTTGATTTCTTCTTTTGTTACTTGCACACCCAAAATCTTTGTATCTCTTTCTTCACTTTTGTTAAACGCCATGGGGCTATCATAGTCCAGAAGAAGTTCCCATAGGTGACCTCTCTGTCTAGTAACTCACGAAATCTTTGTAGACTACTCTTTTTCATACTTCTCCAATTTATTATTAAATAGCACATCATCAAAAAGGGTTTCTCGCAGATGAGGTGCGTCTGGGTTCTCCACAGGCTCTGATAATATATGACTTTGTTTATTCAATCTACCCATACGGTGAAACAAAGAAGTATAATGATGCTTCTCACTCTCACTCAGATACGGCCCATTTTTTATATAAAACTGTATACATTTTCTTATAAGTTCTCCGTCCATAGGAGCAAAGGCAGGTCTACGATTATTTTCCAATGTTCTTTACCTCTTTTCTAGATATGACTTGATACGCACCCTTATTATAAGCAGGAGCAATCGTATAAGTCTTGGTTGTTGTAAATCTCTTTTTCTTTAGGCACGGTGTACCCATTGTATGTATGGGTTTATTATCTTGTACTTTTAAGTCATTTGTAAAGGTTAAAGTTTTGGGGGGTGGGGTCTTTTTCTTTCCATCTATACCCATAGTAAGTAACCACTTCTTATGCTTTTTCTCAGCTATAAGAAGTTCCTTTGTCTTACCTTTAGATTTTCTTTTCTTAGTACGGAGTGTATTGTACATAGGGTGAAGTAAGTAACTCATTGACACTCATGCTCCTCTCCGTATATGTCTGTAATCATACACTCGTCCAATCCGTGTGGGTCATAAGGTCGCTTGACAGTATCATTCCAATTCTCATCAAGGAAGTTCACATCATCTAAACCGTACTCGCAGAATACGGTGAATAACATGTATGCACTCAGCACACCCACGGCGATTGCCAGTAGAATATAGGGTATAGTATTTCTTAGTTTTCTCATAGTATAATCCTCACAAATATTTCTCTGGATACTTATTGCATTTATAGATTGCACAACGCATACCAGTTTTTAGGGGTAGGGGCAATATTGCATGAGGCAGCGTCACCCCTACCTTTGTCTATCAGTAGACTCATAGCCATTGAGTCTCTAGTACCCACGTACTCCAGAAGACAACCGTTGTTAGAGAGAGCATCTACTTGTATCCTCACACTCTGTGAACTGAGAACTTTACTGTGAGCCAACCACCCTTAAAGACCTCTCTCTGAACCTCTTATCTTAATAACCTCCCAACATCAGCCGCCTTTGCGACCTTTCCATCATTATACCAACCACGCAATGCAACACACGTCTTACCAGATACCTCACAGTCCTTTAACATAGGACATGTATCACAGGGCATCTCTGAGTCGTCTGCGATTGGTGAAACATAGTTATCACTCTTAAACTTATTACTGTTAAAATCTTTATCATACCAAATCATATTATATCTCTCGAATCACTACATTACTATTATACACAGAACCAACTTAATTGTCAAGGGCATTTTGAATATTTTCTTGAAAATCTCTCGCATCTTTAAACGCCACTCTAAACAACTTCTGAGCTTCCTCATTTTCAGCCAAAGTACTACCAGCAAAGTAGTTATTTGTGTCAAACCCATGATTTAACAAGTGCATGACAATCATTTCAACACTTTTTCCTTCATAAATAACCTTTCCACCGTTAGTAAACGTAGTATCTTGAAGGATTACAGAACCGTTCTCAGTAGCGTCTAAATATGTTATCAAAATAAATCTCCTTGTTGGTTAATATACTATTATAATACACCATTTGAGATATAATGCAAGCACTATCTGAGGGCCTCTGGTAAGTCATTGATTTATAAGGGAATTTTCTCTGAGATTTCTGTATGTTTTTTCTTGACGTTCTCATAAAAATGGCAGGCGATTCGTTTTGAAATGTCGATAGACAACAAATTCTAACCCACTCTCTACACAACGTAAGCATGTTTATTTTAGCCTTTTCTGAAAATGTCCGAAAAACCCATAAAATCCCATACAGTACCATATTCTTTACGCAATCATTTAAAAATCCCTTGACAACCCCTATCCCCTATGATAATATAGTACAAATAACCTTATATAAGGAGGCATTATGACACATAGATTTGATGAGTTGAAAGAACAACTAGATAGAGTAGAGTCTAAGATAGATTATATACTAGACCCTAACAGGCATGACTATTCTTCTTATGATGAATGGTTGATTGACAAACAAGTTAATTTAAGGATATACAACAATGGGAGTATTGAATGAGTGATTTTTTAAAGGATATTATTAAGACGACTGGTAATGAGTATGCAGCTCTAGTAAGTGATGGTGTTGAAGCAGGTGATGTGGAGAACTTCATTGATACTGGTTCGTATGTGTTTAATGCTCTACTAAGTGGTAGTGTATATGGGGGTTTACCAGCGAATAAGATTACTGCGTTAGCAGGTGAGAGTGCGACTGGAAAGACTTACTTCCTTATGGGTATTGTCAAGAACTTCCTTGATGCTAATCCAGATAGTGGTGTTGTATACTTCGAGAGTGAGAGTGCGATTACCAAGCAGATGGTTGTAGATAGAGGTATTGACCCAGACCGTATGGTGATTGTGCCTGTTACGACTGTTCAAGAGTTTCGTACACAAGCCATTAAGGTATTAGACCGATATATGGAGCAGGACGTGGATATTCGTAGACCGTTGTTCCTCTGTCTTGATTCATTAGGTATGTTGTCTACTACTAAAGAGGTAGAGGACACAACAGAGGGCAAAGAAACCAGAGATATGACAAGAGCACAAGTCCTAAAAGCGGCGTTTCGTGTTCTGACGTTAAAACTCGGAAAGGCGAAAGTTCCTATGGTTGTGACCAATCATACTTACGATAGCATGGGTTCTATGTTCCCTACGAAGGAAATGGGTGGTGGAAGTGGACTGAAATATGCGGCGTCTTCGATTATATTCCTATCCAAGAAGAAAGAGAAAGACGGTACGGAAGTAATCGGTAATATTGTGCATTGTAAGAATCATAAGAGTCGTCTGACCATAGAGAATAAAATGGTTGATGTACGTCTGACGTATGACAAGGGATTAGACAAATACTATGGTCTATTGGAGCTTGCAGAGAAATATGACATATTCAAGAAGGTTTCTACACGATATGAGATGCCTGATGGTGCAAAGTTATATGGTAAACAAATACTCAATGACCCAGAGAAGTATTTCACCAAAGAAGTTATGGATAGAATAGAGGAAGCAGCACAGAAGGAATTCACCTATGGCAATAATTAAGACGATAGAAGACTGCTGTTCTCCTATGTTTCTGGAGTTTATGAAGTATCAGGCGCAAGAGAGTGAGAACTGGAGTATGAAATATCCTAGAGGTGCTGACGTACCGTTTGAAAAGAAGCATCTGAAACTAGAACTTCTCAAGGGCACAAATGCACAACGTCCTGAGAATAATACTCAGTTAGGGGGTATGGCCATGAGTCTTCTTCTGAATATCTATGAGAAAGAACCGAAGTATTTCTATCCAGAGATACTATTCTGTGGTATATCCCTCAAGGACAGACACAGAGAGGACAATTATCATACCGACCATGTAGATGATGCTCTGAAAGACCAGAAAATTGTCAAACTACTCGGTGTACTGAACTCTGATTGGGATTGTAAGGTAGATGGTGGCGGATTTACACATGGTGGGGAAACATATCCCCTCGTACCATGTGATTTCATACTATTTGACCCTAGAGTTACACACAGAGCTGACGATATCCTATCCGACAAGAAAAGAATTGCAATCGACTTTACATTAAAGGCACAGTAATGAAACCAAAAATAGTAGATAATTTCCTTGACAAAGAGCATTGGAACACTATACAAGAGTGTGTCACATCTAATGCCTTTACATGGACATTTGTAGATACACTCAATTATGCTCAGACAAATGATGATGCGTATTTTGCTCACATCTTTTATTTGCCGACTAAACATCACCTCTCACCGTATTATGATGTGATAAAACCGATTATGAATAAAATACCCCATGATGGTATATTACGCATCAAAGCCAACATGTACATGCGTGAAAAGACAGTAAGAGAACATGCTTCACACATTGACTATGATGCGAGTCATCTTGGTGCAATATATTCTATCAATACATGTGATGGTTATACTCGTATAGGTGATACAAAGGTAGAATCCGTTGCCAATCGTATCGTATTCTTCGACCCCTCACAAAGGCATGCAAGTACTGGTTGCACAGACCAACGTAGGCGACTGAATATAAATTTAAATCTTATACAGCTAAACCGTACATTAATAGAAAATGATATTACACACAGGTAGTACGCCAACGTAGAACTCTTTCTAAACGTCTACGTCTGCGTTCTTCTATTAGTTTTAGATATTGCATTAGTGTTTGTTTTGACATAACACACTCCTTCTAAAGAGTGCGTTCCTTCCCCTAGATTGGGTACTTCCGTCTATATGATGAACGTAATACTATTTAGTATTACCATTGTCTTAATGTGTTAGAAATTATTGCAATACATGTAATAATATGTAAAATTACCCATATTGTTCGTATGATTGCAACCTTATCTGCCTTATCGTCTTCGTTAAATGCTTTGATACCGATTGCTTTGCACCAATATTTCCACAACATTCTAATGTCCAGGCCCCATGTAGAAATCTTGTTCTTTTTCTTCAAATGAATGATATACAAGCACATGTGTATTACAGTTAGGGCAACTGAAATTACTGACGATATCGTAATCGTCTTCGTCATCTCCGTCATGGTCACCGCCATGTATTAATTCTGTTCCACAATGTATACATTTAGTCATTTAATGTTATCCCTTTGTTTTGTTGTTGTGTTTCATGTGCATTAACAATATTAAAAGATATACTACGTCTTTCACCTTTACCGTCTACACTACGAAATGGATACACTTGATGAGGTTGCATGCCTGGAAATAAATATAATTCACCTACTTTTGGATTGACATTAAAGTTACTAACACAATAACGTCTATCTAGACCAGCATTATTGGTAAAGACAAGTGAGCCGTCATCTCTGCGTTGTTTATGGGGTTTTGTTGTGTCTTTTTTATCTTCTTTGTATTCTGGTATCTTTAGATATAGAACGCCTGATACTGCAGCTGCTGGGTGTGTATGTATTGGATTGTATTCTCCATCTCTTTGAGATACTGTCCACATACTAATAAATTGCACATTCAAATCTTCTTTTTTTAAGTTCCATGATGGCTCCCAACCAAATCCTTGATTGTATTGATTAAATAACCACTCACGACTACAATTTATTAGAAAGTTTGGTATGTTTGTAGGAAGTTCTCTTATGTTTATTTCTAGTTCTTCGTCTACTTGACCTACAAGATTTTTACCATAACTTGGCGTGTCTGGATTTTCTCTCATTTTATCTGTGTGTTCTATAAGTCCTTGTGTGATGTTATCTGGCATGGCAATTCTGTATATCAAATTAGACCATGGCTGTATAGCTTCAATCTTTATTGTTTCACTCATCTTGGTTCTTTCATAAATGATGGTATGGGTTGATTTCCAAAAGAGGGTGTCTTTACTTGGAAGTTCATAACTTCTTGTGCTTCCTCTCTAGTCGTATGTCTAGATATAATGGAATTAGTTTCAGTTTCAATAACAACATAAGGTGAGTCATTATTACTTTTTACAAGTTCTACTTTAAACTTTGAATTCGGTTTTTTCATATTTTTCAGCCTTTGATTTAATCCCAAAACTGGTTTTATCAAAGCCTGGTACATCTTCTTTCTGTCCATTATTGACTAACTCCTTTTGTGCATTATTTTCAACATCATACAACCTCATCTTCGCCCTATCAATACCCACAACAAATCTCTTGTTTGCAGTTGGGTCATTATAACGATTTTTTAGTTGCTTCACTAATATTTGGTTTAGTCCATCTAATTCCTCATTACTAATGAGTGCAAACATGAAGTCAGCTGTTGCTGGTAAACCAAAACTTTCTGAGGTATCTTCTAGACCTACGTCTGAAGATACAAATCCTGTACGAGTTGTCTGTGTTGCAGACATAAAAGGCACATTTGTTTCTACTGCTAATCCACGCAGTTCCTCTGCGATTGCTTTTATATACATATACGAATTAACATTCTGTGAGCCTCTAAATCTACTTGATGCACATATATTCAAATAATCAATAAATACGATATCTGGTTTAAACGATTTCTTAATCGCTAATTCTTTGATTAAACCTCTGAAGTGACTACTATGAGCACTTGCAGTTGGGTATTCTTTTACGATAAGTTTACCAGATGTTTTCTTTGTAATCTTGGTAATCTTATCTTGAAACATTTTCTTTGGCAAATCATGTAAATCTTCCATAGAGATATTCATTAGATTTGCGTCTATTCTTTCTGCAATCCTTTCTTCTGCCATCTCAAGAGTAATGTATAATACATTCTTACCTTGCGATAGACAGTTTGCAGCCACATGGCACATGAATAGAGATTTACCTACTCCTGTTCCAGCGAGTGCAATGTTCAATGTCTTTGGTGGTAAACCACCCTTTGTAATCCTATTAAAAAAATCTAGGTCAAATGGTATCTTTTCTTCTACTCTGTGGTAATAGTCAAAACGATTGTCACTATCGCCCAAGTAGTCGTGCCCAACGCTAGAATCAAAAGAAACCCCAAGAGC